TGCAGGTTTTACTGCGTCTAAAAATTGAATCAGTCTGTTGTATGTGTTACCAACAACTGCCATTTCTGCCGCCTTAAATGCACCTCTAGTTTGAGCAACCTCAATGATTGTTCTCAACGCCTGCAGATCACTTACTGTTAGATCTGGAGCCGTTGGCATCGCAGGATTTGCAGGATGATTTTTATCAACCGCTTGGGCCTGTTGAGTTGCTTGTTTGTTTTCTTCAGTCATATCGATATAACTCCTTGTATATTTAATTATAACAGTTTAACGTCCTGCCCATACAAAACTGGACAGCCTAAACTGAACATAGTTGATTCTGATTCTTCTTCAAAGCCAAAACAGTGAACAGTTTCCAATTTGTTGTCGACAAGTTCCAAATTTTCCACCGAACAGAATCTCCCACTCAAATTATTATATATCCAACGTTCACAAGAGTCAACCGAATTACCGGATGACCAACCGGAAAATATAACTTTAATTTTACCAAAATGTTCTGGACAATAATCCATTAGTCTTGCACCCAAAACATTAAGTGGGTTTGGTTCGTCGTGCAACAATCTCATGAAGCAACCTTTTCGTCGTAGTAGGTTGTAATACCGTGCGGTGCTTCAATTGTGGTATCCGAATGGATAACCCAAACTGTATCACAATAGTTTTCATCACCCCAGTTATATGAATAACCGTCAGTGAACACGATAAACTTTTTAGGTTGAATATCGTTGTCTTTCATATACTTCCAATTTGCATCAAAGTCAGTACCACCACCGCCTTGAAGTTCATACTCTTCGATGCTTTCGCTTGAGTCTGCTGAATAATCTTGTTCGTTGTAAACTTCGGTATCAAAGCACCAAATTTTGATCTTGTAATCGTCATACTGATCACAGATACCTTTAACCTCACTTAGAAAATCACGTGCCTGCGTTTCTCCAATTGATCCTGACATATCAAGTGCAATAGCAATGTCAATAGTTTGATCAAAGTCCATACCAGGAAGTACTGCACCAGTGTGCCAAGCCTTACGTGAAGGACGCATAAATGTATAGTTGCTCTTCATCACAGATTGAATCTGTTGATTAAGAATTTCACGCCAGTTCATTCTAGGATTAATAAGTTCCTTAATAATACGTGCAACACCTGCAGGAACATTACCAATACCAGCCGACTGTGCCGCTGATACCATTGCTTCTTTCATTTCATCACGAATCTTTTTAAGTTCGTCTTTTGTGTACTTAGGCTGTCCGCTAGAACCGGTTTTGTTTTTCTTAGTTTCACCGTTAGGTCCTTGACCTTTGCCTTTTTCCCAGTCAATGTGTTCGTCTAGCAATTTACCTAATTGCTCCAACATTTCGCTATCGTATTTTTTAAAGATATCGTCATACACAGCCTCAGATGCCCAACCATAGTATTTTGGATCGTGGAAGGGTTTAACCTGTGTAATTACATCACCAATTTTGTGTCGAATTAAATCACCATTAACGCAATAGTCCGCCGCGATGTTATAAATTTGTGGGTCACGATCATCTCGACGTGTAAAGTGATCATATACGCAATGCAGTATTTCGTGACCAAATAAAAACTCTGTTTGCTTTTGTGTAAGTTCGTTGATAAAGTTTTCGTTGTAAAAGAAATGACGTCCGTCAGTAGCCGCGGTCGAACACCAATCAGTGGCATCTACAATCTTAAGACGTGTAGCCAAGTTACCAAAGAAAGGTTGACGAATAAGCAGAGCAATACGAGCAGTTGTAAGTTGTTCGCGAATTTTGTTCGAGTCGATGTTAGGGTTTTTCTCGTAGATTTTACCCTCGATCATGCTCTGTTCTACTGCGGTTGTATTTTTTGACATATGTAACTCCTATCTAACTATAATAATAGTATAGCATCGTGTGCGATTTTGTCAACCAAAAAAATTAAAATTTGGATAGGTAATCCAATTGCATCTGCTCTTTTGCTTGTCTATAAGAGTAAATTTCGTTCAATTTATCAAATTGGACATCAGCAGGAGTAAACACAAATTGGACAGCATTGGGTGGCATTTTGGAAGTTTTAAGACCGTCACCGGCATCCACAACATATTGTTTGAGTGTTTGTTTATCCACAACCGCGGCACTGCGACTATCGCAGATTAGAAGAAAGTCTGCATAGTTTTCTGGAAGTTCCCTACCAGCACTGGATCCTCGGCTGTTCATTAGTTGCAGGTCCGCAATATGTTTTTTGAGTTTACCTTTTTGTGTGAACAATGCACCGTCAGTAAACTTCATTTCAACCGTTGGACCGTTTGTAATTTCATGATCTACACCTTCGCGGTTAACATAACGCATAGCACCGTTAGAAAATACTTCCAAAGAACGTTCAAATAAATCGCTTTTATCAAAACGAAGTTTGCGTTCATTTAGTTCATTACCAATGGCATCGACCAGTTTGCAATAGCGTGTCCAGTCAACGTTGAGTTTTAACCAATCTACGAGTTGTTCAGTTTGCAACTTAATTCTCCTTTTAATTGCAACTGTAATTATTGTAAAACGAAGTTAGGATTGTGTCAAGTGGTTTTGGACAATTAAGTCCAAATGTTATTTTTGTCTTTGAGGTATGCTTGTACCTGACGTTCTTTTTGTTTAATATCCGCTAACCATTTATCTTCGTGTGCATTTAACTCTTCTGATTTTGTCATCAAGGTTAAAAATGTACTAGCCTTCATACCAATTTTTAATAAAGTGTCTATCAATTTAGCATCACTGAAGTTATCCCAAGCGGTCTGAACAAATTGTTTAGCACGATTATCTGGTGTTGCTTCTACCGCGGCCTTTGCTATTAACTTTTTAATGCTTGGTTTTTTATTGGCCCAATCAATAGCAGTTTTTATAGCATCTTTTGTTAAGCGATTTATATCAGACTGTTGATCAGTAGTAATTTCATATAATCTCATGATAATGTATTTATTTCTTCAAGCAGTTTAATATGATCATATACTATGCGTTCTGGCAATGGTAATACAATAGTTTCTCGATGTTCTACCCTATTAATATCTCTAAAGATTAGATAGCAGTTTTGTTGTCGTCCTGTACCACTAGAATTCCTAGCAACAATTTTTTTATTATTTTTAAATCCTATAACACTTTGACGTCCTTTATATTTGCTGTTAGGACCGTGTAGATTTTCTTGCCAATTTAATTCACTTGCGGTTGGATGTATATGTTCTTCTATAAACATATCAACAATATATTTTTTTTGTGTTCGATCAACACCGTGACGCACAATAACGTCAATGGTATTTGTAGTATCAAATTTATCAAAACTTTCCTGTTCAAATGCTTTAAAATTATCTATGGTTGCTTTACCAATAACAGCAGGATCCTCTGTCATATCATTAAGATGTGGTAATCCAACTCTTCGTTGCACTAACTCTAATACAGGACTAAAATATTCTGGGTGACTTATGAAGTCTCTGCTAGGCCTGTTCTTTCTTATTTGCGGATGAAAATTAAGTGTTTTAATATTGAGGTTGCTGGTACCATATACACCGTCAGCAAGATATTTGTCACCTGGAATATGCATTGCATCTAAACTGTCACAAACAATTAATTCCCAGTTTTCTGAACTGAGGTTGTTTGTTTTTAACGCATAAAAAACTTTGGTTTTTAAAATATCTAAATTAACTCTCATTAAATACCTTATCGTAGTACGGTTTTAATTGTTCTAATACATTGTAGTATTCTTTTTCATCTTTGTAAAGTTTTTTAGGAACAAGATCTCCAGCAAGTGTTGACTTAATTATATTACAATCCAAACACAATGTTTGTGTATTTTCTTGCTCGTGTCCTCCACCGTCTCGTTGGGTGTGAATATGATCTACAAACAACATACCCCAAGCAACTCTATCACGAATAAGTTCGTTATCAATCTTTTGTACCATGGGATGTTGCCATGGATCGTGTCCACAAACATCACATTTTCTTTTCTTGTGGAATGTCCACGGACGATCTACTCTAGCAGGACCACCGTATTCTCGTAGTAAACTTTGATGATATTCACAAAGATATGATCCAGATCCTTTGTATTTGGATGCTGGTTCATTACAAAAGGATAAACGACAATTAATATTAATATATTTTTTTACGCCTGCGTATCCTGGTGTTAATCTTTGAAAAAAATGTTTACTCATTGTACAACCAAAAGAGCGAGGGGATCCGAAGACCCCCTCTATAGTTAGTTAGGACGCCATAGCGGCCTTGACATACTTTCCATATTTGCTATGGAAACGATCAAAGTTCTTAAGGTCCTTAGGACTGAATGGCAACTTGTATGTTGCAATAGAGACCCTAGTACCCATAACTACAAGTTCAGTCTCAAAATTGTCCATCATAAAGCCAAAGAAATTATCAGCCATCTGTGTCCAATTTTTAGCCTTTGCCTTGAAAGCCTCTTGTAGTTCATAACACATAGAAACAGTCAAAGAGTACATCGCAGATATATCTTTGGTTTCCATTGTTTTAACTTTGCCTTCAAGTATGTCTGTTGGATTTGGTAAACTTGAAGCAACCTTACGGTGTGCCGCAAATTTAACAGCCAACCCTTCACCGACGCTACCTGCCACGAGGTCTGTCAATGTAGATTCTGACAGGTCATCATCGAGAAGATCGCTCACGAAACTCCAACTTCTTGGAGTAGCAAATGCACGTGAACTTGACTTAGGATCAAAATCATATAGATCCTGTTTTGAGAATGTCAAGTAACCAACGACATCAGCGTGAATTTTGTTTTCGGTTGCCCACTGCAACCAGTCTTCGAAATCCACCCTCATTTCTAAGTGGATAAAACGGTTGGCCAATGGTGCCGGCATACGATAAGTTACACCCTTATCTGTTTCACGGTTACCAGCCGCAACAATCATAACGTTGTCGGGCAATTTGTAGGTGCCAACCTTACGGTTAAGAATTAATTGATATGCCGCGGCCTGTACAGCAGGTGCCGCAGAGTTCATTTCGTCTAGGAAAAGAATAATCTTTTTGTGCTTTTTAGCAAGTGTTTCGTCTGGAAGTTCACTTGGCGGTGCCCACTTCATGATGTTATCGTTCGCCGCATAGTATGGCATACCCTTAATATCTGTAGGATCCCATAGTGATAAACGAATATCGATGACGTGTGCATCTAACGCATCACCAATTTGTTTGATGATGTCTGATTTACCAATGCCTGGAGGACCCCATAGGAAAATAGGACGCTTCAGTTTCATTGCGTGTTGTACTGCCGCCTTTGCTTCATTAGGCGTAACTGTACGATTTTCTGTAGTTTGTGCTTTTGACATATTGACCTCTCTTTGTTTGTTACTAACTATAATATAATAATAACATCAAAGCAGGAAATGTCAAGTGTTTTTTCCAAACTATTTTGGAAAAAAATCCTCCAAAATGAGGTATTAGTTTGGTGAAAGTTCTTTAGCCATTGCACGAGCCAACCCATACTGTTTAATGTCGCCAGCAAACATCATAAGTTGTAGTGCCATTTTTTCGGAGAAAACATAGATACGTTTTTTTGTAACGTAATAAGGACAGTCTATGAACTCATCTAGATACAAGAATACCTGAGGTGTAAATTGTATTTCGTTTGGAAATCCTATTTCGTAGGATTGAAGATCAGCAGAATCAACAGCATATTCAAATCCCATTTTGGTTAGTCGTAACCCAGCATCTCCTTTCATGCGGGTGTTTTGCCACCAAAGCATAAAGTTCTTTTTAATTGCTTCTTGAGATAGGTCTGTTTCTCCAGCACCTACCATAAACGTCTTGGTATATGCTTCTTTTATATCCATTAGATTTTTTCGCCGGTAGTTAATTTGTATACACTAAACTCTGTTGTTTTATACATAGCATTCAACTTCTTTGCTAGATTGTGTGCATGACCCGGATTTGAAAAACTAACCTTTTTGTATTTAGGTCCAGGTGTAGGAGAAACCATATTAGAACTTTTTAGGTTAAAAGGTTTTCCTTGATAGAACACTGCCCAGATGGCTTCCGCTTGAAGCACCTGCTCAACTTTATATGTTGTTTTGTCTGTGTGATCTAACAAAATCTTTGGTTTAGGTCTACTCATATATACGTGTTCCTTTAAATTAACTACGTACATATTTATCGTTTTTTTAGAAGTTTCCGCCGTCCATTTGTACGTTAATTACTTCCTCTGCAGGCTGTTGTGCATCTTGTAATTCAACTAGTCTAGCCAACACCATTGCAATGCTGTCTGCAAGTGCTTTGTATTGGTCAGAAGTTAAACGCAGTTCCTTTTGTTGTGTTTTAGTCGCTATTTTAGACGATTCAAGGAATTGCTCTATTGCTATTGTATTAAGAGGTTTTCGAGACATTTGATAGTACCGTTCGCATTTCTAATTCAGTTTTAAAAGGACCTCTGAACTCATAACGTTCTAGTGTGATCTTTTTAGGACAAAAGGATTTAACCCAACCCTTGGCAAATCTAATGCAGTAGTATCCTGCACAGTAAAGGCTTTTGCTTTTACGACTTTTGCTATATAATGGCAATGCGTTTTTAACGTCATATAAAGGGTTCCACGGTTTAGTGCTTGTTGGATAATCATATACATCAAGTACTTTGTTGTCTTTTGTTTTTTGTTTTACACTTTGTTCAAAAAAGTCTTTTCCAAATGTTGCAAAAATATCTTCTTCTGTGTCGAATTTATATTTTTCCATCTTAGTTACAAAATAATAACAATTGGTATCCTTTTGTAGTGTACCAATCTTCTTTCCTTTGTCTTGAACAATCCAAAACTTATTAGGCACTAATTGCTTGGCTTGCATATTTTCCTCCGTATTTTGCATTCAATGGTTCTGCATAAGATTGTGCTTGATCTGTTATTTTAACTAATTCATATGAACTAGCAAATTTAACAAGTCTTACACCAACCTGTTGAATATCTTTATTTGCAGAAATACCTTCTGCGATAGTTGTGTTAATAATTTCTTTTATATGATCAGGTTGTGCTTTAAGATCACATAATGTTACGTTACGCATATAATCATCTAATACACGATGTTCTTTGCCTTCGTGATCTACCCAACGTTGTAGCATAAGGTTATTCCAATTAAACCCTTTTGCATTTCTATCTTCAAATGCTTCCATTAAGCCTACTTTGCTTTTTGTACCTTTTACTCGAACACCAGGATATGCACTAAACACATTGTCACTTGTGTCGCCTCGCATACATTTTTCAAATAACTGCCATGCTGGGTTAGGTGCAGGTTTTTCTTCTTTTGTCTTTTTATCAATTACACGAGCACCTTTCTCGTCAAAGTAGCCTTCGTGTGTAATTGTTATTTTTTGTACACCATTGTACTGCTTTACGTTAGGAGCAATAAGTTGTGCAAAGTCACCGTCGGTTGAAATGATCACATGATCGTCGCTAGGATGTGCTTCAATCCAACCAGCAATTAAATCGTCTGCTTCTAGTTGCGGATTCTGTAAAACTGTACAATTAGTTTTGTTAATTAAAAAATCTTTAAATTCATCAAAGGTTTCCCAGAATACAGTTTCTTCTTCTTGCTGACTTACTGTAAGAGCATCACGTGCTTCTTGTCTATTGCGTTTATACGGTGCATAAAAGTCCTTACGCCAACTACGTCCTTCTAAGCAAAACACAACATGACTACCGTTGAAGTCTTTCCATGCCTTCCTAATGCTTTGAAATGTAGTATGCAGTGCCATACCTATCTTCATTTCCGCATCGCCGCGTACTGCGTGTCTAGCACGGAAAAATGTATTTGCAGTATCTACTAATATGTACGTCATAATTTAAACTCTATCTCGTTACCGTTTGTTTGCTTTGTTCCTTTAATATAAAGATCTAGTGCAAAACTAACCCTTTCTTTATTTTCAAAGTGTTTTGTTACACCGTGTTTAACATAACTAGGAAAAAATGTTAAACCACCTTTTATATTATTAAATGATTTTACTACATTTTCGTTAAAAGGACAATGGTAAAGAGTTTCAGTTTGATAATCATCCAAATGCATATTGGCACTTAGATAAGCATATTCTGTTGTACCATGATCATGAACTGTAAAATCCTGATCCTTCCTTATAACATTTGCCCAACTAACAAGCACCAATTCCTTAACTCTACCATCGCTGTGTTGGTCAATAAACTTAATGTATTCTTTCTTTATAAATCCAAAAATATTTTGGAAGGCAGGTAGATTAGCAGTAAGCCTAAAAAGATTATAGTAAGGGTACTTACTGGTTAAACTATCACTGCCTAAACCTGTCCCACCGTCTCCGTGTTTTTTGTGAAAAGGTTCATCAAACTTTTTTATAATTTTTTGTTCGTTTTCGATAATCCAATTTCTTGCAAAGTCTATATCGCTTTTGTTTGTATATACACAATTCCAAAATGGTATATTCCAACTAGGTGCGAATTCGGTTTGTGGATGTGGACTTCTCAAAAAGGAAAGCATTAACTTACCTCTGATTTATCTTCACTAATCTTTTTTGTGTTAATGTATCCAGCACCCATAGGAACATCACTGGATGCTACACCTTCTTCCTTAGCGATGTTACCACATAGTTCTTTGAACCATTGATCAACTATTGCTTCTTCAGAATCGCCTTGATATCCGTTTAACTTTAAGTCACGAACAAAGTATTCGTTCCAATCAAGTTCAAAGAAACCATTGCGTGGATTATCTTTTTTCATTTCAACATTAAGAACAGCCACATATGGCTCTTTCTTTTTAGTTGCTTCTTCTTTAGCATCTGTAGTTTTTTCTTTACTAACAGTCGGTGTTACGTAATTTTTATTAAACAGTTTTTTAATAGTATTCATAATTGTCATAGTCCTGCCTCTCTAGCACGTTCCGCTTTAACACGGACGTCTTCTTGTTCTTTATGTACCCCATGCGTTGCCGAAGATGTCGACGTGAAGTCTGGGGGTATAACGCCACCCTCGCTCCATTGCCAGTTCTGCGACTCGTCTTGTGTTGTGTTTGTATTCTTCCGATCTACCACCGAGCGGCATAACATAAACAGGGCATTCAATCCCTGCATCGCGATATTCGCCGACGGCTTTATGAACTTCATCCACATCAATATCGTCAGCAACCACAAACTTAAGATAAAGGTCACTGTTAGGAATAGAGTAGTATGAATGAACAATTTCAGGCCTAATAGCATCAGACCAAGATTCACCACTAACGGAGAGTTTTGGACTGCACGAAAACGTGACTGCCAGTCGTCTTTGATTTCTGAGGTACTCTCCAAAATCCTCACGTAAAGACTGTGTTGCATTTGTTTCAAAAGTGACATTTTTTAAATCTCTCATTCTTGGGTGTTCTAGTAGTTCTTGCCAAAACCTTTGCCACCCAAGCAACGGTTCGCCACCTGTAATTACTAAATGAATATCCTGCCCATTGTTCATTGTCCACTTACCTTCAGGGATAAGACTCAATAAGTGATCAACAACTTCATCAGCAGTTCTGTCCATCATGTATTTTTTAAATTCAGGATAGATACTTGCGTAAGTATCACAACCTGTGTGTACGATCGGAAGGTCTTCAAACTTTTCAGTTTTACTTGTGATTCCGTCATCTAGAAGTTTTCTAACTTCAGGATTGTATTTAACACCGGTTTCACGCATTGGTGTACCACGTGGTAATCCAAAGTTTATGCAACGGAAATTACAACCGAATGTACGCAAGAACACAGAAGGAACGCCTACAAACTTTCCTTCTCCTTGTACAGAATAAAATGCTTCGCTGTATCTTAGTTTATTCATTTAATTTAATACTCCTACTATTGTATTATAATATACACTTTATTTAGGTTTTTGTCAAGTCTAATCAACTAAATTTCTCTTAATAATCTTCATAATTCGCTTGTTCATATTCGAATTGGTAAAATAATCATACAATTTTTGTAGGGTTACTACTCCAAATGTATGTTTGTGTAGAGTGCTACAAATATAACTCGGATGTTTTTCAGCCATTCTTCTAAATTCAACATCATCAAATTCTACTAGTTGTAGTTTTTCATTTGCATTGAACCGTATATACATTAAAGGATCGCCCTCACGAATCGTTAACTGTCGACAATCGTCATTAATTTGAAATGTTGGTTTCCAAAGATGGAACCATTTTGATATATCAAATGTTGCTGACAATATTCTTGTATTCTTTGTAAAACTATTTAGATCATAGTATGCAGGTAATTGTGTTGCTTCTAGACTTTTCTCACTAAAAAAGTAATATGAAAAAGCCATTTGATGTAACCCACGTTTTCCTTGCGGAGGTCCAAAGAAGTGTTGTATAAATTCAGCATTCTGTCCTTGTATATCCCAATTACCATCAGGCAAGATGTTTATAGTGATGTCAACTGGTGCTTTAATAACAACAGTGTTTTTCATTTCTCCTGTAACAGGTGTGCATCTGTAAGCCATATCACCTAAAAAACGTTTAACATCTAGATGTTTAATTAAAGGCTCTGGTGCACCATAACGCATTTCGCTTATGTAACCGGGACTATTAATTGTTTCAGGAGCCTTACACCAATATACTTTCATTAGCAACCAACACTTTCCTCAAACATATCCATTTGTGAAAGATCCTTGCTGGTATATTTTTGTTTTTCTGGAATAACTCCTCGAACACCGCCTCTTGGATCTTCCATATCTCCCTTGCGTCTTGGAATCAAATGTACGTGCGGCCACATAACAGTTTGTCCTGCTACTACACCAACATTCTGTCCAATGTTATATGAATCGCAATAACCTTTTTGAACCCAATCATGCCCCCAGGCATATGCGGCCTTGTAACACTTTGCCAAGTGTTCCCAATCTTCCACTTTAGGTACGAATAAGACATGGCCTTCTGTAACAGGAAAACCGTCTTTAAAAACAGTAAACTCTCTTGTGTCTACTAGTACGTTTGTCCAAGGAATGTCTTTGAATTCCATTATCGGCGATTCCCAAATAGTTGTAATAGAGCAATAAACAAATTAATGAAGTCTAAGTAAAGTGTAAGAGCACCTGCAACTTCTGCGTTTCCGCTATCGTTAACAGAAACCTGCTGTCTGATCTTTTGTGTATCGTATGCTGTCAATCCAAGGAAGATGATAACAGCCAATGCTGAAATAACCATCTGTCCTGTTGTACTACCAACAAATAGATTTATAATGCTGGCAATAATAATTGCAATCAACCCCACAAACATGAATTGTCCTATGCTTGTTAGATCCTTTTTGGTAAAATAACCATACAAACTAAGTGTTCCAAACAGTACCGCCGCACCCATAAATGCAAGTGCAATACTACCAACTTGATAGACAACAAAGATTGTGGCAAAACTTAATCCCATTAGTGCCGCAAACCCGTGTAGCATTAGTTGTGCTGTTTTTCTTTCTACCTTGTGCATATTCATACCAATGGCAAATACTGCTACCAGTGGTGCAAAGATCACAATCCATTTCATAAATCCTGTAAAGAAAAATGTTAACAATGTTGGACTATTGCTGACAATATAACTTACAATCATAGAGTTCATAACAGCAAGAAACATATTGCCGTAAACTCTATTCATAGCCTCAATTACTTGAGATGTTGTTTTATACGTTGTTGTATACATATTTTTTTCTCCTTTAGTTTCGAACCGGTGGTTCGTAAGTTTCCTCATAAAAATGAATTGAATAACCTTTTCCGTTGGTGTCCCCACCTTGATTATCAATCTCTACTT